AGTAGAGGGTTTGGATAATGCTGTTTCACTTTTTTTAAGTTTTATTACGGTTGACATATTGTAACCCTATCCTTTATGAATAAGTGCCACCATCAATACCAGTAACGGTAACTGCTCCACTTGAGACTGTAAAGTTTGCCGCGGCAAAAGATGCTACACCTTTATTAGTTGCAGTAGCAAGTTCTGCGTCTACAGTAAATGTATTGTTTGCATCGTCATATGTCAAATCAATACCTTCACCAGCAACAAACAATGCGTTGATTCTGTCGTCAACTCTTTCATCTGTGTAGAACTTATTAGAACCTTCTGAAAAAGCATCAGTGTCAAATGTATGTGAACCACCTAATGCAATTGCTTGGGAGTTGATGGTAACAGAACTGTTTGCTAGTTTTGCGTTTGCAATTGAACCAGCCAACATAGCGTTAGTGACTCCAAGTGCTTTAACTTGTAGAGTATCACCAGAGATTTCAATAGAACTATCGTCCACTTGAACATCAATTGTGTTACCAGTTTTAGTTAAACCAGCACCAGCTGCAATTTGTCCAGCACCAGAGAACTGTTCAAACGTAATGTTTGTAGTTCCAAGTGTTGGTGTTCCATTGTGAGATGCAACATATCCGTTATCTGCGTTTGCAGTACCTTCTTCAACGAAAGTAAATGCACCACCTGTTACTTCAGATGCTTCGTCAGCATCTGGTGTTCTTGTAAGAACAAATGCTGCTCCACCAGAACCGACAGTTGTTACTTTATAGAAACCGTTTTGTGTTGCAGTTGATTGGTCTTTAACAAGTACTCTATCATTTGTAGTAAGCGATACACCGTCAATTGAAATTGCACCGTTTGAAGATGCAGTGATTGTACCATTCCCATTGTTATATGTACCAGCAAGGTTTGCTGTAGTAGCAACTCTTACTGATGCTTTAACATCAAGTCCGTTTGCAACACTATCAACATATGCTTTGTTTACAAGTGATTGTGTACTAAAACCAGAACGTCCCTCATAACCAGATGGGACAACAACTGTTCCTGTACCGTTTGGCGTTAGATTGATATCACCATTAGAGTTTGTAGATGAAACTGTATTACCGTCTAAAGTAAGGTTATCTACATCTACAGAAGTTAATCCGTTTAAGTCTGTGATTGTACCACCAAGTGATGTATCATCAGAACCGATTGTAATACCATCGTTTGCAAGTTGAGCATTTGATACTCCACCTGCTTTAATAGTTACTGCACCACTTGATACTGCAAAGTCTGCCGTTGCAAAAGATGCTACACCTTTATTAGTTGTAGATGCATCTTCACCTTTAACAGTAATTGTTGTACCAGAGTGAGTAACATCCATTCCCTCTCCACCAAGGATTGAGAATCCATGTGAAGATGGTGTCATTGCACCAGAATCAGATGTTACTGTTTTAACAACAGCATCATTTAATGTAACCGCACCACTTGCTACACCAAAGTCGCCACTGTCAAATGATGCAATACCTTTATTAGAGGCTGTTGCATCTTCACCAGCAATTGTAGTTGTTCCAGCTGCATCATCGTAAGTAACATCAATACCTTCACCAGCGGTTACAGAACCACCAGAGATATCTTCAATATATTCTTGAAGAGATGTACTTGCATCTGTGTAAATGTTTGTGATAATGGATTTACCAGTACCATTCGGAGTTACAGTGATGTTGCCATTTGTATCCGTTGAAGTGATTGCGTTACCATCAAGTTTGAGGTTATCTACAAACCACTCATTAACTTTTTTGTTTGAGTCTACGAGTACTGCTGTACTTGCAGTAAGAGTACCGTGAGCATGATCCATCAAGTCGGTGTAATATTTACCACCAATCTTTAATGGAGTGTTTGAATTCGATGTTGGGTCACCGATAAACAGTCTGCCACCATTGCCGCCTGCATCTGTGTCAGTTGAACCAGTATCGTAGATGTACGAAAACTCGCCTTGTTCTAACGTAGATGGTAGATTTGCCGTAGTGGTACGTTTGATTTGAATAATTGTTGACATTATTTTTCTACCTTGTTAAGTTTATATTAAAAAGTTCCACCGTTCAGACGTATTGTGCCTGTATCAGTTTCTACTACATTCGTTATAACAAATTTCTCAGTTCCACCATCATATTGAATCAATGCTCCATCCGAAACAGATGATGCGTCAACATCTGATAGTTCTACTAATGAACCACCAGCTGCACCCGAATCACCTTTAGGGCCTGGAACTGTAACACGAGTTACTTGTGGTTGGTTTCCTTGTGAAACCGAACCTTGTATTGTACTTGTACTTGAAGTATTTACTTTTGCACTTATTGACATTTTTTACCTCGACACGCTTGGGTTAACAGTAGCAATACCTTCAACTACTCTTGTTTTATCATTGGAAACACCAGTGATAAGTAAATCATAGACATACCGTCCAGAATCAAGAGCGCCAGTTTGAGTATCAGTGAGGGAGATTGTGATTTTGCCAGTTGTTCTGTCAGAATCAAATGTGGTTGTAAAACTAGTCGCAGTTGCAGATTCGTAAGTTTTACGAAGTTGTGCAATTGCATTGAAACTAGTTAAGTCAAGTGCCGAACCATTGCTGTCTGATATAGTTACAGTTGTACTAAAGTCAGCATGTTGGTTAATGAATATATTTGAAATTGTCGCCATCTGTACACATTCTCCTTCTTCCTTCTATTTATAAGGATTGTGTGTTAGATGTTTAGAAGGAATATCTAATTTTTATCTTACAAGAAATGGAAGTCTACTATTTCTAAATCCAGTAGCAGAACTATATGCTGGGCCCATTGTAACAGTTGATGAACCACCAACACGAGCATCATACTGAGCAGCAAGAATCATACCAGCATGCGTTAACCCATTAGAAACACCACCAGTATACGACCAAAGGGTAGAACCTGATGAAGCTTTATGACTGTGATCATTGTGAGTCCACATAGAAACAAACATATGTTCATTAGCATTTGTAGTACCAGAAACCATTTTTTGTACATTGTTACTTGCGTCTTTTAACCAAGTACCAGCTGGAGTTGAACCTAGAGTATAGTCATTATTATTATTGTAAGCACTATATGCGCCTGCCCCACCAGTACCATCATCATCACCAGTAACAGTAGTCCAAGGAGTTAAAATACTTAGTTGAGTTACAACTGCTCTCATTGCAGCTATATTTGTTCCATTAGCATTACTGCCCGTTCCATGTAAATACCAGTTTAATGTGTTATACCCAAGCCTAGTATCACTGGAACGCAGAACGTGTCCGTCACCTCTGAATTTACCACAAATATCTGTTTGACCACCACCGCCATGTCCACTACCATTAACATTTGTCACCGTATCCACATAGGTTGATGGTGTATTTGTTGAATAAATGTTATATGGCGTCTTACTACTAAACGCAGAAAAATTACCACCCATACTAACAGTTCTTGTTTGACTACCAACACAAGTTTTAAAACAACCTTCACCTTCATTTGATGTTTGTCCAAATACAGAATCATTTAAAACATTTATACCACCAGTTCCAAAAGCAGGACTTGTCACATACCAAGTAACATTATTAGAATCTGTATAAGTATCCATTTGAAATGGAGACACAGCACCATTGAATGTAACATATCTTGTGTTATAACCTGTATCACCATGACTAAGAGCATCGAGTGCAGTTAGAGAGGCAACAGCTTGTGCAGAGGTAGAACCATCTTGCCATTTTCTTAAAATACTAAATGCACGAGGAGTCGTGTTTCCTGTTCCATCGTTTGCAGTTACAGTGAAGTTATGAGCAACACCAGATGAAGAATATCCAGAATTACCAACATTTGGTGTTCCAGTGATTGCACCAGCAGAACTTAAAGAAGTTCCACTTGGCAATGAACCAGATGTTACAGAGTATGTTACAGAACCACCTTCTGGGTCTGTTGCAGCAACAGTAAAAGTAGACATTGCTACATCTTCAATAACTGTTCCTAAAGAACCAGCTGCAGTTGACCAAGTTGGTTTATTATCCAAAGTAAGTGCATCATCAAGTGTTCCTGCTAATCCTGTAGAGTTTGTTACTTTAACATCATAGGGCCCAGTGTCAGTAGTAATCACATCACTACCAGAAAACACTATTGTAATCTGTGATGAACTATTTCTTGTTGATGTTGTAGGGGTTATGTTTCCACCAGAACCAACAATAACCGCAGTTGCACCAGAATCAAAATTCTGTCCAGCAATTACAACTGTTTGAGTAGAAGCACTCTCTTCAATATTATTTGGAGAAATAGATGTAACTGTTGGAGATGAAGCAATACCTTGCCATCCATCAGTTGTATATTGTTCTAGAATACCAAGAGTTGTATTGTGACGTAAATCACCAACTTTTGCATTGGCACGTTGTCCAGTTGTTCCAACAGGCATTCTTGCTGCCTCAGTGCCAGCAATCTCAGTATTAGTAAATAAGTTACTAGTCTTTGCAATTGTGATTGCACCATCATTGATTGCATTACTTTTAATTCTTGAAATTGGCATCTTTGTCTGTCCTGTTTCTCTTTATTTAGTCTGCGTCTGCAATTGTTAAAGTTTTTGCTTCAACTTGCTTTAGAATTTCTGCATAGTGTCTGTTTCCTACCACCATTGGTACACTCATTGATACCCCATCAATAACTGCTGAAACAGTTCCATTTGTTTTTCCATCTGGATTTAAAATATATTTTGCGTTTTTAATTTCCATAATAACTCCTATAACTCTGCATCAAATTTAAGAAAGAAAGTTGTATTATCAGCAATACGAAGTTCTCCAGCACCACCACTACTTCTACCGTGACTCCAACCAGCAAACCATACTACACCACCAGCTTCAGTCATTTCAGACATACCACCATCACTACTTATGCTTGCTCGGGTGAAGTTTTGTGAGGCGTTGCCTTGATATCTATATGTTAAATTTGTTGTATCACTAGTCCAATCAATAGATGGAGTTGATCTCATCTCTGGACTAAATTGAAATCTTAAACCTAGTTCAGTGTTAGATGGGGGATAGACTGAACAAATCACTTTATTTTGCGCTCCACCAAATCGTTGAAAATAGCGTTTGCAAAGTTGTGTTTCTTGTCCGACTGAACGGTGTTCAAAATCTGTAGCAGAAGAGCCAACTTCTAATTGGACTCCTGTTAGATAGAAGTCATCACTTGTCGATGAACCCCAAGTTGCTGTATGACCATTCGCTGTCCTAGCATCTGTTGTAGACCCCCAAGTTGTACTTGCTGTACCAGTAAAATTGCTACCTATTAAAAGTTTCCAGCCAATGTCTAAACTTCTATTAGCATCATTATCAATAGCTCCACTTGTATCACCAGCAAAAGTTACAGTTTTCTTCTCCCAAGTATTAGCACTACTAATTGCATAAGTTGATGTAATATTTCTAGTTGTATCTCTTTTATATAAGGAAATACAATATGTACCAGTTTTTGAAGAACGAACCCAAAAAGATAAAGTTACAGATTTTGCAGTTGAACTTCCGTGTTCTAGATGTTGTAAATCTTGTCCTTCAAGTCGAGTAACTAGCTCATATTGGTCATTAGCTTCAGTAGCTGACTCTGCTGTTGTAACATCTAATTTATATGAACTTCCAAATCCATCGGGAGAAGTAGTTGATTGTGTTTGTGTAACTGCAAGTTGTTCACAAGACTCTTTATAAGTAAAGAATCTATCAACTGTTTGATATCCCTCTGAACCAGAAGTTGTGGCTCTTTGAGCAATTTGCATAGCGCCATTGATAACAAGATTTTTAGTTGCACCAATCTCTGTTGAGAAGTCTGCTGACTGTCCTCTGTTATTTACTTTAATTAATGCCATTATGGTTTCTCCGGCCAAGTGACATCTTCTAATGATGTTGCACTTTTTGTTATATCACGAAGTTTTTGTCTGTAGGTTTTCCATGCATCAGACATTGTTGGTGAATCTGCAAATGTCATCCAATCTGTTTCTGCAAGAATATTATTACGAACTTGTCTTAATTGTTGAAGGGGTTCTGCATCTTCTATTTCTTTTGCTTTTTCTGAAACTTGTTTCCAAGTAACAGAGAAATCTTTTGGGTCTGACGATAGAATCATAGTATTCGTTGAATCTACACCAGTTTTCTCTGAATACATAGATAAAAATTCAGACTCTTTAGTCGGATGACCACTTAATTGACAACCATTCACCTTTAAAGTAGATAGTGCATCAAGAATATATTTATTTTCAATCATTGTGCAATCTCCATAAGTGTTAATGTTGAGTTTGAATATCTACTTAAAAATCCATTATATGTGCCTGATACAGAAGAACCAGTTTGGTGCCTTCCTTGTAGTGAATAAGTAATAGCAGATGTTGTTGAAGGCGCATCAAGTGCCTGTATTGGTTGTGTAGCAATATTGTGGGTTTGTAAGTTGTCACCATACATAAGATATTGGGCATTTCTCACAACTGTGTCTGACCCACCAACTGAACGTAATATTCTAAAGAAAATTGCTCTATAGTGTCCACTGTTTACATCAGCAGAACCATGTGCAATAACAAGAATTTTACTAGATGTTGATATTGGTGTAATAGTTGCAGTTGTAGTAGTAGCAAATGTTGAAACGTCATTTACTAATTGTTGTGAAGTACTATTGACTCCAAAGACGGTTTGCAGAACTGTTCCAGCAGGTAATCTTGCACTTGCAACTGTTCCAGTAAGTTTTGTTGCAGTCATTCCAGCAATCTTTGCATCTGTTACTGCACTTGAAGCAATCTTTCCAGCAGTAACTTGAGATGCACCAATCTTTGCACTTGTCACTGCACCACTACCAATCTTTCCAGCAGTAACCGTTCCATCACTTGGAGTTCCAATGTTAAGAACATCTCCAAGTGCCATGATAAAGTCGATGTTATCAGAACTTGTTAGAGCAGAAGCGAATGTGATTGTTGAACCACTAACTGTGAATGAATCTTGTGGAGCCTGCATAACACCATTAAGTGAAACCAACAAATGGTTCGCAGAAGCAGGCGAATAAGCAGAACCATCTAATTGTAAATTATAGGTTGCAGTAGCAGATGTTGTAATAGCATCTAACTTAGAGTACGCACCTGTTAATGGTTGTTGTCCTATGAATGGCATATTATATTTTCCTAATCTCGTTCATACTATTTAGTCTGCGTCTGCGATTGTTATATCACTATCTGCGACTTGCTTTAAAATTTCTGCGTAGTGCCTATTACTCTCATCAAGAGGAACAAAAACTTTTTCACCTTGAAATGTTGCTTCTATGCCACTATTTTTATTAGTGTCTACGTCTTTTATGTATTTTGCGTTTTTAATTTCAATCTTTTGCATTTTTATATCTCCGCATCCACAATATATCCAGGCAACTGAACCATTCCCATTCTATTATCTGTAAGTCCACTTAAACTTGAAAATTGAACTTTTAAGTGTCCGCCTCCGTGAACAATTGATGCTGCACTTATACTAGTGCCATTGGTATAACTATCAGAATCAATCACATACCAAGTACCA